GATAGTAAAAAAGAACCAGTCGATGAGTCAAGAAATGTCATGGTAGACAGGACGGCGACTTTGGATCAGGTAAAAGAGGGGTTATTGACAAAGACTTATATTTTACCGGGTAATGCAGAATCGATACCAAATTTTTATAATCAGATGACATCATCTACTAGAACTTTTGACCAGAAAAAAAATAAAGGTTCCGGAGCTTATGTCTGGATTGAAGTCGGTCCGGACCATTATTTTCATGCCTTTAATTATCTTAATCAGGCGAGGCGTTTAATCTCTGCTGTTATGAAGTAATTGCTATTTTAATTTTATTTTGATATAATTTTCTTAATTGGAGGTAATTATGCGAATTGCCAGCACGCTTGAAACAGGATTAAATCCTTTGGCCGTACCCGATACAAAAAGGCGTGGCTTAAATGTATATACGATGTCAGAAATAATAAATGTTACTGGTTCTGACAAATATGGAAATATAAAAACAGTTGGGGCACAAATACCAATATTTATTTTGACACCAATGGAACGAGAATGGCTTGTTAGAATGAACTCATCACTTTTTGGTATTATCACTTCGCGAATGAATAAAATATCTAGTCTTGATTGGTCAATTAAAAAGAAAAAAGATGAGGAGGATTTAATTGTTGAAAAATTAAAGGCATATCGGCAAGTATGGGCTGAAAATGATAACAATACAAATATAAAAGAGTTAGTTATTAGAAGGCGCGCAGTCATGACAATACAAAGCGAGATTCCAGATGTTAAAGATGATCTTTCAAACTTTGATGGGGCACTATTACGCTGGAAAAGAAAAATTAAAATAAATAATCAATACAGTGCTTCACAGATTGAGGACTGGATCAATACAATAAATAGCGAAGATGATTTTGAAGAGTTTCAAAAAAAATGGGTATTTGATTTGATGGTGCATGGGGCCGAGGCAATTTACAAACAGTTTATTGATAGTCATTTAGAAAATGCTTATCTTTTGCCTGGTGGTTCTGTATGCCCAATTCGATCTCGATACGTTGGGTCATCTACTGGATACGTTCAAATGTTACATGGTTATGAACCAAAAATTTATTTTTCAGATGAAATGATTTTTGATGCTTATGTGCCTGTATCTGCTCGTAGCTATGGATTGATTCCTATCGAAGCTTTGATTAACAAGGTGTCGGAGTCATTGTTATTTGATCGATTAGCTGCAGAACGTGCAGACGGTACAAAGCCTCCTGAAAAACTTGTAATACTTGGAGAGCAATCAAAGATGTTCGGAGACCTAAACTCTGTATCATTCAATATACCAAAAAATCAAAATGAGCAAAAAAGAATTGAGACTATTGTTAATGAAGAAAGAAAAAATGCTATAAGAGTAATAAGTGGAGTAGGTCAGCCTGTGGTTGCTGACATTTCAAAAGCGGACACTTTTTCGCAACAATCAGACAGGCAATCAAAACTGATCAGAGACATAGGTTTTGTTTTTAATGCCTCACCTTTTGAAATGTCATTAGCAGGGTCAGAGTTTGTCGCAGGCAGAGAGACAGCAGGAGAACAGGCAAAGCAGGAAAAAGAAAGAGGTATATATCCAAAAGTTAGAATAATTGATAAAACATTAACTAATAAAATTATACCTTTTAAGTTTGGGTCTGGATGGATTTTTGAACACAATACAGGGCTATCAGAAGCAGAGCAAATTAAACTTGATGCACAAAAATTATCTTCTGGTTCTTACGATGTTAATAAAATTAGAGAAGAAAGAGGGGATGATCCTTATCCTGAAGATATTTATAATAGACCACCGGGGCAGCAGGTAACAAATCAACAACCAGGGTTTAATGATGTTAATCCTTTTTTTATCAAGGAAACAACATAATGCCAGTTTTTAAAGATGCAAAGTTTTCTCAATCATATGGAGAGAAAATAATAAAAGACTCTTCTATTGATTTGATCGCTTATTACAAAGTAATGGAATCAGCTGTTTATGAGTTAATAAAAAAGGCACAAAATGAAGGCTGGACACCAGAAGAATTGTTAAACAAAATAGATGATTTATTTAATAATGACGGTATCGAAGCAAAGCCAAAAAGTCAAAATTTGGAAAAACAACTTGAAACCGTTAATAATACTTTGAGACGTTTTTTATAATAATGGGGGTATTATGCCAGAGCCAGGAGGAAACGAATCACAAAATGATTTTATTTCTCGATGTGTTTCAATTGTTATGGATGAAGGGAAAGACAAAGATGAAGCTCTCGGGAAATGTTATGGTATATGGAGACAGCATAAAAAGAAATCGTTAATAACAAAAAGTCTGCAATTGCTAAAAATTTTAAAAAGCAAATGTAGAAAAAAATAAAGATTATTATTTGATGCTTTTTAGTGAAATAGTACGGATTATTATTGCAATCATAATATTTATTATGGTTTATGTAATTATGAAAAAAATAATGGACTGGTTTAAATAGAGGGAAAAGATGTGGCAAAGATATATTTAAAGCAATTGCAAAAAAAATATAACTTTAATGAAGGCGATGTCACTGGATTAAATTATCGAAAGTTAATGCAGGATATTATTTCTAATCAATCTGAAAATATTAGCAAAGCTACTTCCAGAATATCGAAACAAAATTATGATAAACAGATAAAAGAATTCATGAAGCGGTTAGGAGAAAGAGGTCCGGAAAAAAGAATTACATTGCCAGATGTTAGCGAAGCATTGCCTAAAAGATCAGTCTTTTTGAGAAAAGGTGCTCAGGATGGGAATATCTTGACCGATACATTACGAGATAATTTAACAAGAAATCTTCGAGAAAGTCTTGGAGAGTTTAAAACAAAAACAGGAGAACAGGCGTTTGTTAGAAGAAAAGGAACAAAAGCAGGCTCAATCAATACAAAAGTCATTGATGTTTTTGAAGAAAAAATAAAAGGTACTTTTGAAAATTATACAAAAAGTGATCCTCGATTTGGAGTGCCAGCTAATGTTCATCAAATTGCGGTCACAGAAATAAGATCGACTGTTGATGCTATAAAACATAATTATAATATAAAATTAGCAAAAAAAAATCGAGATAATGTTGAAATGTATAAAATCTGGCGTCAAAATAAGTCTTTAGCAAAAGAGCCAAGAGTTTCTCATGATAAAGTAAATGGAATTAGATTGCCTATTGATGAAGCTTTTCAAGTTCCAATAATGGTTAAGAAAGGCGGCCAGATGATAACAATTGGAACAGACTCAATGCAGCATCCTCATGATCCAAATGCTTCGGCAGAAAATGTTATAGGATGTAATTGTGATATTGAATATATTATGATTTGGAAATTACAAACTTGACATATAATATGAAAATAGCTATTATCTACAAGGAGAGTAATAATGCAAGAAGGTAAAAGTAAGGTTGATACTGGAAGGCCAATATCAATACATTTTCATCCTTTTGAATACGAAAAGAATGCACATGCAGTCGAAAAGTCAGAAGATGGAATGAAAAGAAAATATCTTTTTGGAGTTTCGTCCGGGCTGATGAGAGACGGCCATGGCGAAAGAATGACAGAAAATTGTATCAAATCGATGATGGAGCAAGGTAATTCTGGAAATGTATTATTATATGCCGGACTTCATGGTGTTAATTTTGTTGATGATCTGGGAATATTAGCAGAATCTACAATCAATAAGTCTGGTGAATGGGTAACTGGTTATAGATTATATGATGAATATGATTCGGATTCTATAGGAAAAGAAACAGTAGAAAAAGCGCAAAAATTGTGGTCTCAGGTAAATGGATTACCGCCTTATAAAAAACCAATTCAAAAAGGATTTAGCATTGAAGGTGTTGTCCCTGAGGATCAGATACTTAATAAAAAAAAAATCAATCCAGATGGGACATGGAGTAATCGAGTAATAAATGATATAATACTTGATGGGACAGTTGTTGTTAATAGACCTGCCTATCGAGATTCTGTAGTTACTGCAATCTATAAATGTTTGCAGGAATACTCTCCGGAATCAGTCGGTCATATACAGACAAAGTATAAATCATTATTGTCTACAGCTATTGAAGAGAGAGAAAGTGAAAGAAACTTTTATCAGAGATTTTTTGAGCTTAATTCTGTTTTAGAGGAAAAAATATCAGACATAATGAAAATTCCGGAATCAGACGGCAGGATACAACAAAGATTAGATATTCTGTTTGATGAATATAAAACATTAATGGTTGGGCTAATTTTGCAAAACGCAAAAATATTCCAAGAATCTGCTATTATTAGCGGAAATGTTCAACCTCCACGGGTTGTGATCGCTGAAAAACAACAAAAACTTATGAAACAATTGGCGATCACTTCCAGACAATTTTCAAATTTAATAATTAAACGACTTGGAGGTCAAAATGAAGGGACAAAAAAATTTAGTTCAAAAAATGCTTTCTCCTGAAGAAACGGCACTTTTGGGTACTCTTCAGAGCACAATCAATGAATTGTTGGCATTAAATAATACTGGAAATACACCTGCGCCAGAAGGTGGCGGTGAAACAAATGAATTAGTTGAAGCATTAAAAAAACTTGCTGGTACTAATCTTGGTGATGATACCGAAGAGATGGGGAACCCTTCTGCTCAGCCAGAAGAGACAGAAGAACCAAAAGTTCAAAAAGAAAACAATGGCCCAACTGCTAACGAAGAAGCAGAGCAAAGGTCTGAACCTGATAGTGAAGTTAATGACGAAAATATGTCAGAAGTTGGCAAAATGTTATTGTCATTATTTTCTAAAAATAATCAATCAGTAAATAAGAGCATGATGATTTCTGGTAATCAGAGTCATAATACTTCACAGGCTGACGTTATCGCACAGACGATTACTAAAGCTTTGAAACCTATTGTAAATGAAGTTGCACAGGTTAAGCAATTTAATTCTAACATTCTTGATGCTCTAGGATTTTCAAAAAAAATTGAAAAGGCATTGCCTACATCACAAAATCAAAATGTGAATAAAGGGCAAGTTCCTGTACAGACGGTTGATGCGACTGGAATCGTTGGTGAGTTAGTGAATGTCATTAAATCAATGACTGGTAACAATTATCAAGATCAATCAAATATGATTGATGGTATTCCAAGAAGAGGAAGTTTGCAGGAAGCCAGAAAGTCACTTAAAAATTCTTTGCCTTACATCTTTTCTGAAAATTATAAAAGAAACAACAAATAACGGAGGCTTTTAATGAATATATATCAATTTAACAGTCTTTATGCTCATAAAGATAATAAAGAGTTAATCAGGAAGGCTTTGACTTCCGCAACTAATCAAGGCGAGGCTTTGATACCTGAACATTTGGAAGATGTCATTGTGAATACAGCAGTCCGACTCGTCCCTGAATTGGCTGTCCCTGTGTTACGATTTGACAATCAAAAGTTTCACTCTTTTAATCGCTTGACTTCTATTCCATCGGCAGGATCAGCACAGGGTGAGGCTTCAACAACCGTAACCAAACGCTCTTCTTATACCAGAGATTCGTTGGAATTAAAGATCATGAAACGTAAAGGTGCCGTTACTGGATTTTTAAAAGACAGTTCAGCTGGTTACATTGATGCCGTTACTGCTGAAATGGAAAATCATGTACAATCGTTTGGTAATGATATGCGTACTTATATGATTCATGGTAATAAAGGAGCCGATGGTTACACTTTTGATGGTCTGGATACATTTATTTCAACAAACAGAGCGAACTTAACTTTGTCAGGTGGTGTTCAAACTAATCTAAAGCTAATTGACGCAATGATTGACGCAAATACCAGACGGCAGGGGCAACCACACAGAAAAGTATTATTAATGTCACCTGAAATGTTAAGTGCTTTAAGTTCTCTTTGGACGGTTGTTAGAGACACTCGTCCAGCGCAGAGAGGCACAGATGCAATTCTAGTCGATGGTGGGTATAGACTGGAAAATTACCGGGGTGTTCCTATTCTGGAAACTACTAGCACAAGGCCAATCGTAGACATGGGTACTGTGACTTTAGCTTCAGCAGGTTCAGGCGGTGCTATTCCTGATGATGAATATTTTTTTAGAGTTGCACCAGTGACTTGGGATGGTGAGCAAATCTGCTCTGCGGGCTCTAATAGTGTAAGTACCACGAATGCCGACACGATCACATTATCATTTACTGCTGTGGAAAATGCTTTGTTCTATAAAGTATACTGTGGGGATGCCGCAGGGAACGAAACTCTTGTCAAGGTTTTTTCTGCTTTTACTTATGATGTTGATGGTACAATTACTGGTGATGTTACATCATTGGTATTTAGTAGTAATCCATTAACTCCGGATGCAACAAGCGTTCCTACTCATATGCAAAGTGATTTACCACTTGAGCGTGATGGAACATCTAATGAGCCAATGGAATATGTTATTTTGTGGGACCTGGATGAATATCAAGGTCTTGGAAAACTCGCCTATACTAATCAAGGCGGGAGTAGATTTCGTGGCCTGATTACTCCCATGGAGTTGGCACAGATTGATGATAATTACCCGTTTTTACTCAAATCTTACGCAGGTTTAATTCCCTCATTTGAAGCAACATCTTATTTGGTCAGAGGAATAAGGACAGAATAATGAATGATGGAGTATTAACAACAAAAGATTTTATAAATCAAAAAAATATTACCGGGGCGACAAAAAATGTCGTTCCCGATAATAAAAAAAATGTAAGTATTGAATATAAATATCGGTTTCCGCCTGCACCGATGGGTAAAAGTCAGACAACTATAAATTATAAAGATAAGTCAATGAAACTTAAAATGGATGACGGTGTTTATGTAGTTCCAAAAAATTGGAATAGAGCTGAAAAAGAAAAGTTTCATAGATTTATTATTACGCTTGGATTTGAAGATGTTTGTGAAGTGAATGGAAAAATTAAGGAAGAAAAAAAAGATGATACTCCAAAAATTATGATCTATAAAATTGGTCATCCGGATAATACAAAAACAGAAAAGGTTGACGGTTCTGTATCTGTAAAAATAAGAGGCAAAGATCGAAAATTCGATTGTGTCAAGGGTGTTGTCACCACAGAGAAAAAAGAAGTGTTCAATGCTTTTCTAAAAAAAGGTTGGTATGAAGTATCAATCGAACCTAAAAAGGAGAAAAAAAATGAATCCTAATTATTTAAGCTTAGATCAAGCGAGAAAATTAAACAATTCAGGGCCTGACATGCAATTAGCATTAGTAGGTGATAGATTAAGACTAGCTCTTAATGGTTCAATAGGATTCAGGCAAAATGCTAGATTGTATGTTGATGGAATAACCGGAAATGATTCCAACAACGGGTATTCATGGGAAAGTGCATTCAAAACAATTCAAGCAGCTTGTAATAAAGCAAGATATATCAATAATACTACGACTATTGATACAACAAAGAATAGAGATATATATGTTTTCATCGCACCGGGTCAATATAATGAACAGGTTCTTTTTTCTGGCTATAATATTCATTTGATCGGATGTGGCCCTCTATCAAATGGAGATTATGGTGTAGTGATAAACTATGATGATGCAATAACGAGTACGGCAGTAGTTGGATTCTCAGGATCAGGATTAGAGATTTCAAACATATGTATTAATGGTGCTCATGCTATACCGTTATTATTGTTATCTGATGTGTCAGATGCATGTTGGGTTCATGATTGTTGGCTTAAAGGCGATAATTCAAAAACGGTAACAATTGGAATAAGCTGTTCAATCAAAAATTCTATTATTGAAAATAACAGAATAAATGGTTGTAAAACAGGTATCAATGTTGGTGCCGGAGCATGGTTTAATAATTCTATTATTAGAAAACACAAAATAACAAATGTAACGAATATACTTAATGTTGATGCAACCGCAGTCGCAACTGAGTCTGAAATATCAGAAAATTCAGGTGTCGGAAGTTCAACGGGTATAGTTAATGCAAGTTCAAATGATATTCTTATCTATGGAAATCATACAAAGCCAGCTATTTCAGATGGTGGCTCGACTGCTGGCGATAACACTACTTTGGCATAAGCATAGTTAAATTATTAGTAGCCGGGAAATGACTACTAATAATTTTTATTTTTGGAGTAGTAAATGCAAATAAATTATAATTTTGGAAATATTACCGATTATATTTATGATGATTCTTTAGTTCAGGTGCTCATTAATAATCTTCAGCTTTTATTGCAAGAGGATAATATTGATTTTACCGAAGATTGCCAGAGTGATACTGGATTTACTTATGATTCTGATTATATTAATTTTATAACAGGATTGTTTAGCCAGAAAGATAAAAGGCCGACCGATGCTATTTTTTACGCAAGTTATACAAATGATAAAGATGGAAGTTGGGGTAATGGAACATTGACGGGGACACTTGGGGGGAGTGCTTCCGTACATGATGGGTATCTTGATGCTGCTAATGGATATGAAGAGT